AAATAAAAATGTTTTGATATGTAATCAGAGTTTACGAGAATTTTTGTCTCTTTATTTGCTTGCGTAGGTCTTGTTTCGATATCCGCTCGGCATTTGCCTGTAATCATCTTTTGAATGTTGTGTGCAACACGATTTCCTACGTTATTTGACTCGAATCTGATTTTATGCGGATTGTGTTTTATCAAGATATCAGCAGTCTTTCTGTCCAGGATGTCGTAATCTGTGGTATCATCGAAAACAACGTCCGGGATAAAAAATTTATCCCCATATTGATATGCAATAGGTAATGATTCAAAATCTGTACCTTTATCTTTTGTATCACATACTGCCCATATCGCATCTGCTTCTCTGTCTGGTATAATCGTGTATTCGTCCGTGCATCCATCGGGCACGTCTTCTTTGCCAAAGAAAAATCTTTTTAGCTTATCTGGCGGAAGCAATAATCCTTCACGTTCTACCGGTTGTTGCTGATAAAGACAGTTATAAGAGATTTCGTCCATGGACTCTTTAGCATCGTTGAAATATTTCTCAGAGAACCCATTTACTGTGAATAAAAAATTGCTTTTGCCATTCTCATCAAGTGCCGGTACTGCTATAAACCTTGCTCTAGGGTTCCCGGCGTATAACTGCTGTAGCTTTCCAATAGGGTCATGAACTGACCATCTTGTAGCTATATAAAACTCTTTGCAACCCTCTAGCCTACGAGAGCGCAAGTCATTTACTACTTTTGTCCATAAGGTGTCCAGTCGATTCTTGTTCAGTGCTTCTTCGATACCAGACACAAGGTCATCGGCGGTAAGAAATCTGTTACAACGGGTAGCTCCTGTCAATGAACCATCAATGGATCTGAACGTCCAAGTCTTAAATCGTCCGTTTCTTTCGAGATTGACCGTAGTTTCCTTTGCATTTGTTCCCTGTATTTCTACATTCGGAAAAATCTCATGCCATGTGTACTCAACCGGATCATTGATGATTTCCAGAACTCCATCATAAAGTGAACGTGTCAGAATACTACTGTGCGCTGATGACAGGTTGAAATCATTCGGAAACCACCCGCCTACCAGAGACAGAAAGAAATCTTCAAGAGTAGATTTTCCGCAACCGGGTGGTACGCTCAGCGCAAATATATCAAGTTTATCATCCATCAAGTCTTGTAAAGAGCCGATGATATTGTGCTTCAAGAACACATTTCTTCTTGGCTGATAGAAGCGTTCTTTTAAGATTCTGTTTTTTTCCAGATACAGTAGACCACTGTCAACCTGATAGTTTCGGGCTTCGAACAGAAGATATTTGTAGTAGAGGTCTTCAAATTCTTTTGAACCTGTTTGAAGCAACTGATTAAGCGCAGCTTCTTTTCCAATATTGCTTAATCCTATGCCTTTTTCACGATAATTCGGGTATTCTTTGAAAGAATGTTTTTCATCCATTAAGTAGACAAGGGAATATAACTTATTCCACTTTGTTTCCGGGCTTAGACTACTGTTGATGATGTTATTTCCGATCATCACATACCATTCCGGCGATTCTTCAATAATTTTTTGCATAAAAATAGAGCCAGACCTCCTTTCTTCTTAGAATTTAGTCTGGCTCTCATGTGGCTCTTTGACTGGTTATTTACTTTTTACTGGCCATTCAAAGCCAAAATCTGAACGCTTGATTTTACATTGTGGGATTCCGTCTTTCCAGAAAACTAATCCTTCTATCTCGTGTTCAGAAAGATATTTCTTGATTCCCTCAAATGTGCGTTCAACTTCAACGATTTCCTTGCCATGCTTGATTAATTTATTGGATGTGAAATTGTATGGATTATTTTGAAAGCATCTACCAACTGCTTCATATGTGCCATCTGATAATTTCATCCCATAGTTTTCAAGCATTACCGTCATTTCATATGCCGTAACAAACCACTTATCAGCCAGATTTTTCTCATCAACCTTTACCCATCCCGGCCAATGACCTGTAATGGAATCTGGCTCGTAACAAGGGATAAATCCATCTGGTGGTATTTTACCTTTCTTGCAGTCATATCTTTTATAATATTCTCCGTCAATTATCGCACAGCAAGAACCATCATATTTCACTGTTGCAACTCCTTCTCCTTTAAGTACCCATTCCATGCCCGGATGCACTTTTGGAAGGATTTTTATAACATTATGGTCTTTAAATTCTCGTTCAAACAATGTTGGTATCTTTTTCATTTGTTCGCCATCTTTCTTTTTGATTTCAAGTATTTTCTGTATTTGCGACTGTATTTCCGAAGAATCAAATCAAGCATGATGCTATTTGTCTGTTCTACGCTTTCTGGCATAGTTGTGAGATATGGATAATCTTCTCTATCATCTACTAATGTCTTAAAAATCAAGTATAAGGCAAACTGAGCACTGATAGGTGGATTGCACAGTTCAAAGTCTTTATCCTTGTACCACTCATCAATCTTCTTTTGGAATCCATCAAAGGATATTTCTTCGTTCCATATCATACATTCACCATAAACTCTTTCTTGCAGTTGCTACCCTTACATTTGTACGGCATCCGATAAATCTTTGTGGTCGGGAAAATCTTTAAGGCTTTCTTTCCACAAAACGGGCAAATCACCCATTTTGTACCATTTTCCATTTTAATTTGTGCTGAGCCGTCCCATGGTTCGGGTATATTCATATATTCAGAGAAGTCTACTCCTTCTGATTCAAGTGCTGTTTTAATGCTCATTTACCGTTGTCCTTTCTGATCAATGTCAAAATTGTCAAATAATTGTCCCCGATGTAATCTGCTTTCCATGTTTTAGAAAGATTTTCCGTTTTGTTGTATATTACGGTCGTATTCCCTGCCAGAAGCAAGCGTCTGTCTGGATAAAACCTAGTCGGGATGTTCATTCGGTGGCATTCTCCCTCGATATTGTATGTGGTGTCAAGAAAATCAATGTCCGAGCCTGAATAAATAATTCTCATCAGCTCAGTCCATGAATCTTTCTCAGATTCGCATATCGGTCAATCAGAACGTCAAGTGTTGTATGCAACTGGTTAATTGTAACGCAGTCGTCCTGGTGCTGCCTGTGATATTTTGCGATTTCTACAGATTCGTCGTAAAATGGTGTATCTGCCTTTTCGTCCACCTGTCTTTTTAACTCATTGTTATAAGCGCACATTTTATCCAGTTCAGCCTGAAGCTCGTTGATTGATTTTATTATCCTTGTCTAAAATCTCATGTTGCTTTGCTTCTCTCTCATCAGCCAACCGAACAAGTTCTTCTTTCAACTGATCTACTGTCCAACTCTTCAAATCTTCAATTCTCATGGCATCCTCCCTCAAATCTTGGTAAATATTTCCATATCGTAGTTATCACGGATATAATCTGCACATTCAGACAGTTTTTTCTTCAAGAACGGGTCGTTTGCGATTTCTGGATGTATGGCCAACATACAGCTATCTTTTTTACCGTCTTTCTGAAATTTCTTCCAGTCAAATGCCATTACGAACAACGGAATTGCTTTGAGATTTTTGGTCTTGTATCTTATGTATAGATTAAAAAATTTATTAAAAATGGAAATCTCCCCCTTTAATTACGCTGTTTTTTCAAACAAATCAAGAATAAGCTCCCGTCACATCTGTACAATCCGTCTATGGCGG